GAAAAAGCGTTGTTCAACACACTCGCCGCTTTAACTTGTTTTGTATTAGACATAGATCTTGCTAACGCTCTTGTATATCTGCTTGAAAGTCTATCATAGAGGTTGTCCTCAATAGCTTCTTCAGTTATAGCAAAAGCCAAAGCGATTGTTTCATGAGTGTAACGAGCAGTGAAGGATTCGTTCGCAGTATCAAATGAAACGGCGGCTCCTTCTTGTTTCTCTGGTGCAGTACCAAAGCCTGATAACATTACCTCTTCTTCAAAAGCTCTGTCAGAAGTTTCTGTGTCATAAATTTCGGCATGCTCATTGTCATACCTATCGTACTCCAAGCCGAATAGAGCATTTAATCCTGGCTCTAATTCTTTTAGGAGTTGTGATCTTGCAATAGCCATAATACCCTCCTATAAGCCAGTAGCAGTTAAGTGAAAATGTACATTCAATTTCACTAAAAAGATTACTCCAGCGGATGTAACATCAATATCATTAAAATCATCCTTGATTCCAATGATCCTAAAATTATCACCTGCTGTAGTCGCTCCTGCAGTGGATACGGCTAATTCACCGATAGATTTACCAGTTGCACCGTTTTCTGATCCAAAGCCAGTACCCTCTGCGTTTGAGTGTACTAGGGCTTGTGCAGTCGCCGCATTAGTTAAGGACGCATCTCCTTGCACTTCAAATATCTGATGCGGATTGTCATAGACAAAAATACTTGCTTCAGTACCTGATTTGATTGAAGATGTTCCAGGATAATGATTATCAAAACGAGGTTTCCCGTTTAAATCAATATATTCACATCCATTCATAACTCCTAAAATTGCCACACTACCACCGTCTGCCGCTGAAACATCGACTAATCCATTTGTTAATGGAATGACCATATCACCTTGAAAGATTGAACTAGATGATCCAGCCGTCGCCGCTGTCTGTACTTTGTACCTTGTCAGCCCCATTGAGTTTGGTGCAGAACCTAATAAGTTATGAGGACGTAAACCAAAAGGGGCATCAATATTTGTCGCCATTTTGTATTCTCCTTCTCATAAGTTAAAATTATTCAGAGCTAGTTGCCTTTGCTCCGAAGGTTACACGACTTTGCCTATCTGGTTTAAGGATAGGCATACTTGGGTGTTGTTCTCTCATCATGTCGTTATCGACGGCATCCATTTGATCGGATGTTTTTTGTTTAAAATATGCGTCTCTTTCGCTTTTTGATTCAAGAGGAAATCTAGCGAGTACCAGACCACCCACACCAATAACTCCAGCATGTTTTCCGTCCTGGATAGTTGGTGCCTCAAAATCTGGGTACTCATCAGCTCGTACTAGGTCAAATCCTTCACGGATTCTGGCAGAAAGATTCTTCTTATCGTCAAAGCCCATAACCGAAGTTCGGATCCAACGATGAACAAATCCCTCTGGAGCTGGGGGTGCATCTAAAGTAGATGGTGGTTTCCAAGGTGTTCTTCGAGAAGTTTTTTCTCTAGTTACCTCAGTGCGTGGTTTTCTATCTGACATATTGTCTCCCTCACGTTCTAGCTAAATTTTGTTTTTGTTTAGCATATTGTTGTAATGATACACCAAGTTTCTTTGCGATTGCAACCTCTGATTTTGATAAGGTCACTTTTTTTCCACTTTTTCCTGGATTTGACCTTGTTGCTCCTGCTACTGGTGTGTTTACTACTGTTTTTTCTTGTGTTGTTTCTGTAGTATCAACGTCTTGTTCATCAAACTTATGCGGAAAAGCCTCACGCATCTTTGCATCAATAGTTGTATAATACTCATCTGTTAAAGCATATTGTTCACCGTTTGCCCTAACTAATTCATTATGAATACTAAAAGCTGTAAGAGTCATAGGCTCATCTGATCCAAACCATGTATTTTTTTGAGCCCAAGCCTGAGCTTTTGGATGCACTTGTTTTGGTGCTTGTTGTGCTTGTTCTGGGTTAGCTTCTTGCTCTTTTACTTTTTGTTCTCTGTCAACTTTAGCTTTATTCAACCTTTCAGCTTCTACAGCTAACCTTGCCAAATCTTTATTAATGTTTACTTGAGCATCAACATCTCCCGCAGATATAGCTTCTGCTAGTTTTGTTTTAAGTGTAGATTCTTCACTTGTAACTCTTGCATCATATTCTTTTATATAAGAATCATCAATAGTTTGGCTACGCTCTTGCAGACTTTTGTTTTCTTTTTGTAAACCTTGAGCATACTCAATCGCCGCTTTTTCACGTCTTTCAGCTTCTCTTAATTTATAGGTCATATCTTCAATACGTTTTCTGACCTTTTTGCTGTAACCGTCTAACTTGCCTTCGTTGTTTTCCTCTTCATCTTTTTCAACTTTGGTTTCTTCAGCTTTTTCAACTTCAGGTTCTTCTTTAGTTTCTTGTACTTCAACTTCTTCATTTTCTTCCTCTAGGGGTAAGTCTCTTTGTTTTGCTTCAGCCATTTATTTCTCCTATGTATGCAAAATATCTTCAGGGTTATTAATTGTTGCTAGTATTTCATCATCATTTAATAATCTTACTTCGCCACCTTCTATACGAAAACGACTTCCAGCATACCTACCAAAAATTACCCAGTCTTTTTCTTTACACCATGGAGTGCTATTTTCACCAAACTTATCTTTGTCTTGGTATGCAAGAGGACCCATTTTTAAAACATAACCACAAACTGTTGCTAGTGCTTCACGCTCTACAGCTTGGTCTGGTAACAAAACACCACCATCTGTTTTTGCCTTGCCTTTGTATGGCAAAATCAAAATCCGCCACCCAGTAGGTTCTGGCATTTTTTCTAGTGATTTTTGTTGGGGTTCTTGTTGTTCTTGTTTTGGAGGAAACCTTTTTTGTAACCTCTTTGGTAATATAATTTTACTCATCTTCCACCTTTTTGAGCAAGAGTTTTACCTCTTGTTGTAATGTTGCAAGTTCTGAGAGTCTAGCTCTCACTTCCTTGTAGGCTTCAAAGTTTTCTACACTACCGTGTAATAATTGTTCTTCTAAACTTCTCTGCCTTTCTTTTAGAATATTAACTATTCTATCATAAATGTAAAGATCCATTTATTTTTTTACTTTTTTCCTTTGGTTCCTAATGGCGGTCTTCCCCTTTTTCGCAATTGAGGCTTGCTTTGGTTTCCCTGCAAATTTTGCTCTTTGTTCGACGACCGTAAGGATTTGTATTTTGCGAGCATAAGGTTTTTTAATTCTTTTAACTTTTGCAACAGTCTTCCTAGCGTCTGCTGGAGTAGCGTACTTAATGCTAACTGTATCTTTTGGATTCTCATCGGTATATAACCTCCTTCCAGACCCTTTAGGCTTTTTGCCAGTTCCTACTTTAGGATCTTTTGTTTTTCTTTTTGCCATTTTTAAGTAAACTTTTTAAAGTTTTAGCTTGTCCGGCATGAGCTTTTGAAGCCTTCTCTAATTTATTTGCCACTTTTTTAATTTTTTGTTTCATATAACTTACCCTAGCATGAATGTTTAAATGTCTGAATAGATCCTGCACATTTACTTTCTCTTTGTTCTCTTCGCCGCTTTAAAATGCTGTGCAGTTGGACGACCCTTCTGTCCTGCTTTACGCATTTTTTCACCGCTTCCTGCTTTAATTCTTTTTCTTTTTGCATGTATATTCCTATATAAACTCATATCAAACATCTCCAACGCTCTTACAATGAACATTCCTGTCATTTTTTAAGGTTTTCTCTTGCTACTCCTTTTGTTTTTTCAAAACTTCGCATACCACCTAATCCTAATAATGATAACGTAAGTGTCATTAATTCGCCAGTATTTAATTCAGGAAGTTGTATTTCAGGTAACCATATAGCTGTAGCCCACTCTGCAATAGGCATAATAAAAAATTGTGTCAATAAACCTAAAGCACAGATCCACATTATTGCTGGTCTAGCTCCTGCAACAAATAAACTTGGGTGTTTGGCTTGTTCTGTATTTGCTTGTATTTGACCTTTGGCTAACGCTTGTGCATGTTTCTCTGCCATCGTAGCAAGGTCGTGTGCTAACTTATTTTTTGTATCTTTGTCCTCTATAAACTTACCAAGGAGTTTTGTAGCTGGACCAATTAGTGCTTGTAACATTACCAGAGCCTCACTCTTTTTTCATCTACCTTAACTAATTTACAAAAGCATGAGTATCTTTTTTGATCTTCACCAATGACAACGTATTGTTCGTTAAGATGTTTTTTAAAATAACCACATGTGTTAACGTTCTCAAAATGCAGTACTCCAGCAGGAGCTCCTGATAAATAACACATCAATACAAAAGCTGGCTTCACTTAACACCTTTAAACTTTATGCCTTGTCTTGACATTCTACCACCACGACTTACCATGCCTCCTGCTTCCATATCGGCACGATTATCTCTGGCTCGCATTTGCCCCATGAGTGCTCCGCCTCTTGCAAATTTTCTAACTTGATTATTAGTTGGTCTTACTGCCATACCACCTCCAGCTTTTAGATCTTTTCCTGCTTTGTTTAACATGTCTATTTCATCATCAGTTAAGTTTCCAGCTTGAAAATTTTCAGCATCAATTATTTCTTTTAATTCTTTAAACATTTCACTTCCAGGATCTAAACCCTCTAATAAAGAATCTATCATTTTTCTTCTACTCATAAAAGCCTCCTTCATCTATTTGTTGCTGTTGAGTTTGTTCTAATGATTGGTCAATTAAACTTGGCAATCCAAAATTCATCGGTGTTAAGTCAATCTTTGATTGAGTAACGGGACTTAATGTTTGCCCAGTAACAGTCGCAGTCGGTGCAGTGACTATGTTTCCAAAAGCATCATACACAGAATCTACTGTTGGTCCAGTTTTTGCTTTTTGAGCTTCCTCTTTTAAACCACCCAATAAGCCTGAAGTTGTTTGCTGTACGTTTTTACTCATATTCATCATGGCTCCTGCCAAAGCATTAATAACAGAGAGGGTTGGGTTTCTAGCAACGACACTAAAAATACCTAAAGGTGTATTTCTTCCTGGGATAACCATATCACCTACAGTTTTGCCTATATCTCGTGCAGTTTGACTTTTTAAAAAATCTAATATATTAAACTGAGGCGTTGGGGCAACAGTTGGGCGAGGGTTGATCCTAATATTAGTCCCAGGAAAAGTGACTGGAAAAGATTCTTCACTACCAGTAAATCCCATGTCTGATTGTGCTGAACTTAGATCACTAAATCCTGGACTTATACTAGTAACTCCTCCAGCTAAACCAATATCGCTCATCCCTTATTCCTTTGCTCTACAATAAACCTAGCATTTTGTGCTCTCATATTAGCTATGTCTTCGGTTGTATCAATACGATCTTTTTGTATTAAAGTATTAGCTTGCAGTTTTTCTTTATTAAGTTTTAATTGTTCAGCATCATTCATAGCCTCTTGCATTTGTGCTTGCTCTTTTAATTGTAACTCTTTCGCTTTTAAGTCAACTAATGGGTCACGTTGTCCACTACCTAATACTTGTGCTTCTTGTTCAAAATATTGTGCTGTAAGTTCTGCTTCTATTTGTGCTAACCTATTTTGTACCATGTTTGGATCCATGCCTTGTTGTGCTTCCATTTGTACTTGCATACTAGCTTTCATGCCGATATGCTCAAATATATGTTGTTGTAATATATTTATCATAGCTGGATTAGCACGAACTATTTGGCTAGACATGTAACTTAAATGTGTTGATATATGTGCATCATGGTCTTGATCAGGGAACGCTTTTAATTGCATTTGCCCTCCTAATGCTGACATTACTTTACCGTTCTCTATTACTGCACTCATAGGCTGTGGTTGTGGAGGAGGAGGTAATATTTGCTCAACATTGTCAACGCCTAAACTATTATACACTCTTCTATAGGCTTCATACAAATTGTGCATCTCTGGCTTGC